TTTATTCAAGCGATCCACCGTATCTATCGTTTTTTGCAGCAAGAAAAAGTCATAATAGATATTATCTACACCGAAGCGGAAAACGAGATTTTGAGGGTACTGCTCGAAAAGTGGGAAAAGCACGACCATTTATCGGAACGCATGAAGGAGATTATAAAAGAGCATGGCTTATCAAATTCCGCTTTGCCGGAAAAATTCAAAAGAGATATGGGGGTGCCACGCGTGAAAATCGAGAGCGAATACTATACGGCGGTAAACAATGATTGCGTTGATGAGTTAAATAATCTGCCGGACGGCATATTTGATTTAATACACACATCGATTCCGTTTTCAAACCATTACGAATACACGCCGAACTATAACGACTTCGGGAACAACGAAAACACGGACAGATTTTTCGAACAGATGGATTTTTTATCGCCGCAGCTGCTGCGCACGCTGAAACCCGGGCGAGTATTCGCCTGCCACGTAAAAGACCGCGTGCTATTCGGAAACGCCACCGGCACGGGCATGCCGACGATAGAGCCGTTCCACGCTATATGTATCGCGCACTATATGCGGCACGGGTTCCAATACTTCGGAATGATCACGATAGTCACGGACGTCGTCCGGGAAAACAATCAGACTTACAGGCTCGGCTGGACCGAGCAATGCAAAGACGGCTCAAAGATGGGCGTCGGCTGCCCGGAATACATATTATTATTCCGCAAGCTGCCGACCGACACAAGCACGGCATACGCGGACGCGCCGGTATATAAAACGAAAGACGAATACACGCGCGCGCAATGGCAGTTGGACGCGCACGGCTTCTGGCGCTCATCGGGCGACAGGTACATATCAAAAGACGATTTGAGCACATTCCCTGTCGAAAAGCTGCAGGCCGTATACAGGCAATACTCGCGCGGGAATATATACGATTATCAAGAGCACGTAAATTTAGCCGGTTCGCTCGACAAAGACGGGCGGCTGCCGGCGACGTTCATGGTCGTCGCTCCGGGAAGCTGGCACGAGGACGTTTGGGACGACATAAACCGCATGAAAACGCTGAACACGACCCAGAGCCAGCGAAAACAACAAATGCATTTATGCCCCCTCCAGATAGACGTGGTCGACAGGATAATAAACCGTTATTCAAATCCCGGCGAATTGATATTGGACCCGTTTGCGGGGTTATTCACCGTTCCGGTTCGGGCGGTAAAGTTACACCGCCGCGGTTACGGAATAGAATTAAACGCCGATTATTTCCGTGATGGTGTGGGGTATCTTAAAGAGATGGAGCTGCACCGCGACAATTTTACATTATTCGATTTTATAGATACGGCCGAAGCCGAATAGAATTTTTGGGAGCGATAGTATGGAACAAATAAGCATGTTTGAAGACGCGCCGGACGGGGCCCGGGCAGGAAATACAAATAAACGCCGGAACGGGGCATACGCATACGACGAATTAAAAAAGATGTGGGATTTGCCGTTTGAACAGAAAATCGAGCTCGCACAGAAAATAATCCGCGACACATTCCGCGCAGGTAAAAAAATAGCGTTGGCGTTTTCCGGCGGTAAAGACAGCACGGCGTTATGGCACTTAATCCGGGAAACTTGTCCGGAAGAGTCGAAGAACATGATAATAATATTCGGCAACACGGGCGTGGAACACAAAGAAAGCTTAAAATTTGCGCGTAAACTCGGTAAAGAATGGGGCGGCGATAATTTTCACGAAACGAAATTAGACAGAATAAAAGTGCCGCGCCTAAAATACGAGGCACAAAAAGAAGTCTGGGCGTTAATCGAAAAACGCGGCGAAGCACATAAGTATTTAAAAAAGAACGGGCGGTTATTGTCTACGGACAAGCTCAACGACGCTGTAACACCTGATATGTGGAGCGACTTCAGGCACCGCAAGCTTGTGTGGGAATCGGGCACGCAAGTGAGCTTCTGGTTTATCGCCGAGCAATACGGATTCCCGATACTCGGTAAAGACGTTACAAAATTAGACGCGCCGCGCATAAACATCAACGTGTTTCTCGATTACAGCAATGAACAATCCGACGGCAATAAACAATATTACGATATGCTGCGAAAAGACCCTGACTTGATGATATCGCACGCTTGCTGCGGGTTTATCAAAGAGCAGCCGTCCGAAAAACTGCAACGCAAACTCGGTTGCGACACTTTATTCAGAGGACTTCTCGCAAGCGAAAGTCGGCGCAGGACATTTACATTTTTGGATTATGGATTTTTGTATACGGGCAAAAACGGCATAATGTATTCCAGCCCGCTGTCGATTTGGACTGATGACGATATATGGCGATACATACGCCAAAGAAGCTGCCCGTACGCTGAGCTCTACGATTTAACGGACGAAAACGGAGAAAAGCTATTTACAAGGAACGGCTGCTATACATGCGGGACCGGGCTTGCATATGAGGGAAATAACATTGAGATATTACGCAAATATTATAACAACAAATGGCGCGGATTGATGAAGTATGGTATGGCAAAGCAAATGAAGCGGTTCGCGTGTGCAATCAGCAATGATATCAAATTAAATCGGTTGGAACATGATTTTTTAATTGACAACAGGCCGTGCGCGTTCGATAGATTAACGCCGAGACACCCGGATATATTAGAGGCGTTACAGCAACGCAGTTTATTTGACGGCGATTCAGATTAACAGAAAGGAAATATTATGAAGATTACAAAAACAGGAAACATAAACCGTTGCAAATATCATTTTGAATGCGACTGTTGCGGATGTATATTCGATTATTCGGATTACACCAACATGATTTTGGGCGCGATCGACGAGGCGTATTCCGAGCTCGACATGCTCAACGCCGATCGGGAAGAACTCATATATTCATACGCCGCCGACGATACGATATTCGACTTATCGTATATCATGGAAAAGCTTCGGGCGCGGGAAATCGACAGCGACGAAAAAGCACAGGCTCTGATAACATTAGCGATCGGCTTTATAATACGCAACAGACCATTGAAATGGGAATGATCCCCGCAGCGCACATTGAAAATTGACGTTAAAAATTACGCCCTGCGCCTGATTTGCGGTCAGAGCGCGGAGCGTAATTCCATCGATTTTTTTATGAGGACTATGGTATCCTCATTGTATCACATTTTCGGTGGTTTGTCAAGTATTATTTTGAAAAAAACGCCGAATTTTACGGCGTTTAGAGCTTGTAATGGTGATTAACACTTAAACGATACTATAATATATTCGAGAGGGTGAATACAATGAACATACTTACATTCATAAGGGAAAAAAAGATTTATTGCGGCGATGATTATTTAGAGGTCGATATTTTTAACTATACAAAGAGCGAGGCTGAAAACGCCCGCAAAGGCGAGCGCAGCAAGAAAACAAAAGAGTCGATCCCGAGACAAGTCGACTTAAACGAAATCAACAGCCGTCGGAGGTTTGTTCAGCTTGTAGAGACGAACTTCGGCGACGGCGACCTGCATCTGACATTGACTTACAGCAAAGAGAATTTACCGAAAACATTAGATGACGCTGAGCGCGAGCTCAAAAACTTCTTGCGGCGCGTATCATATAAACGGGACAAAGAAGGCTTGCCGCCGCTGAAATACATATCGATACCGGCCTGCACATACAAAAAAGACGGCGTAACCCCTTCCCGCATACATCATCACATCATTTTGAACGGCGGACTCGAGCGGGACGCGTTAGAAGATTTGTGGCGCAAACGCAAAGAACGAAAACAGCCGAAAGGCGAGAAGATAGGATATGCGAACGCCGACCGCTTACAGCCTGACGGTGATAACGGGCTCGCCGCGCTCTGCGATTATTTATCAAAGCAATCCGGCGGAAAAAAGCGGTGGAGTTCATCTCAGAACCTTGACAAGCCCGAAAAAGAAGTAAACGATTCCGACAAACCGACCCGCGAGACGGCAAGCCGCTTTTCGGCTTCAGCGAATCTCGATCGCCCGTGGAGCAGGACGAACGACCACAAATACAGCCGCAAAGAGGTTGAGAAAATAGCCAAAGACCCCCCAAGTCCGGCATACTGGCAGAAAAGATATCCCGGCTACAACATTATAGGCGGCGATTATGGATTTGAAGCGGTATACAGCGATTCTCGCGGATGGGCCCTGTATTTAAAATTACGGCGTATATAATCACGAAAGGAGAAGCGAACATTGAAATTATCGATTGCATATATAATTATACTCATATTATTGTTACCCCTGTTTTTATTTTTAACACTGAGCTTATTCATAAAACTAATAACCGTATCCATATTCGACGCTTGCCATAATTTATTGACATGGGCGAACGAGCGTTATTACGCTAAAAAATTTCACGATTTCAAAAAATTTTTATAATTAAAAATGTGTCCGATTCGGACACATAAAACGGAGGCACACATATGGAAAAACAAAAACGTTCACTCATCAGCAGATTTTTTAACGGCACGTACCCGGACGAGGAGAGCTCGCGCCCCGGCACGCTTGAAATCATACAATTACACGTAAATGATTTAATCCCGTCAAAAGACAATTTCTACTCAATAGAAAATATCGCGGATCTCAAATTATCCATTGAACTATACGGCGTTCTCCAAAATTTAACCGTCAAGCCGTTAGACAGCGGAAAGTACGAGATTATAGCCGGGCATCGCCGTCATAAGGCCTGCGCGGAACTTGTCGCGGAGGGTAAAACCGAATTCGAGTATTTGCCGTGCGGAGTACAATCGGAGCGCGACGAAATAAAAGAGCGCATTTTACTGATTATAACAAACAGCACGACCCGCGAATTATCTGACTACGAAAAGATGAAACAGGCCGAGGAACTGCAGAAACACTTTGAAATATTAAAAAAGCGGGACAATTTGCCGGGTCGCGTCCGCGATCTGGTGGCAGAGGCGTTAAACACCTCGGCGACGCAGATCGCCCGTATGAACGCGATAACGAAAAACCTTATACCCGAGCTTACGGACGAATTCAAAGACGGCGGACTCGGACTTTCGGCGGCGTACGAATTATCGGGGCTGCCGGAGGAAAAACAAAAAGAGGCTTTTTCGGAATACGAAGAAAAAGGCGGCTTGTCTCTAAGCGACGTAAAATCAATAAAAGAAGAATCTCGGCCGATCGACGAAACCGACGAAGAGGAGGAGCCCGAGCGCGATTATGACGCGGAGGCGTGGGAAAATTTCAAAAACGCGGGAAAGACGTCCCAAAAAGACCGGCCGCCGCGCTACGAACCCAAAGAATACCCGGAAACACCCGCGGAAATCGAGGCCGACGAACCCGCGCCGGAAATACGGGATTTTGCGGATTTGAGTATCGAGGAAAAGTCCGTGCTTGTAATTAAGTTATTAAACCAAGAGAGATTTAAGGCTTTCGGGCCCGGAGAAGACACGCGGGTATTCGATTTTATCTTAGAAGCCATTGAATTTTACGGGAAAAATGTTTCGACACAATAATTGACAAAACAAAACACGAAGGGCGGGATCAAATGAACAGGGAAAGCGCGGAAGGCCACGAGATAGGTAAATTCGCTTACCGTGAACTCTATTATTTTTGCTTACAGTATCATGAGTACAAACGCGAAATCGACAGGATTGCCAATTCATTCGGAAATTCAGATTACAACGCTATCAGAGGCGGCGACAAGCATATAAGCGACCCGACGGCCGCAAAAGCCTTAAAGATCGCGCTGCTCGAAAGTAAATGCGAGTTAATCGAACAGACGGCGCTGGCGACAGACCCTTATATTTATCAAGCGCTCCTAAAAAACGTGACGACGGGTGTGAGCTATGAGCAGATGAAAGCGTGCGACGTGGAAATACTATGCGGGCGGCGGCAGTTCTACGAAAAGCGCAAATTATTTTTCTTTTTATTAAATTTAAAAAAAGAGGGTAACGCACAGGCCTATAAAACGTGTTAAAATTGTACTATCGAATATTTCGATTAAACACAAAAGCGGCCGGGCGCGTAACAGCGTCGGGCGGCTTTTTCACGGGGGTAATATGGATATACGGCACATAGATTATTCGGAGGCTAAAAATTTCATAACGGACGATTTGCTTATCGTCAAGCCCGATTATGAATATTACGGTTATTTTCACAATAACGAGCTTGTTTCTGCCTGCGGGTTAGAGTTTAAGAAAAAATATACTCGGATCCATTGCAATTATACCAAACCGGATTGTCGCGGGCGCGGATATATTACTTGGCTTATCGTGCTTTTGACATTCAACATGAAGGGGCTTGTGAAAGGAAACTGTCTCGAGTCAAGTATAAACATTTATAAAAATCTCGGGTTCAACGTTGTCGGCACTAAAACATACAGAGGCCAAACGGCGTATAAAGTGGAAAAGGTGTTTTGACCATGGATTTTAATTTCGATGATTTCGATTTCGACAAAATTTCCAACGAAAATACGGACGACAGCGAAACCTCCGTAATCCTTGACAAAAAAGACGATAATTTAAACGTCGCTCAAATTCAAAAATCCGTAAGCGCGAAAACATACGACAAATATTTATACAACAGGTTTTCGGGCGAAAAACGCCTTGAGGAATTGACCGACTGGGAGTTCGACAAAAACTGCGCGTATCATTTTATAACTATGGGGGACATTGACAGCCTCTCGTTTTTGAAGTTTATCATACGCCAACAGAAATTAGAATACTGCGCCGTTTCTACATGGGGAATGCTGCTGCGGGATATTACGGCCATAAAAGATTGGATCGACCAAAAGCGCATTGAAAATTTTGATATTTACGTAGGCGAAATTTTCAGAAACAGATACGTCGAAGAGTGGGACGAATGGTGCCGTATACTCCAGGGTACGCGGAGCCGGATTTGCATGTTTCGGAACCATACAAAAATAATGATATGTTTCGGAGACAAATTCGATTGCGTTGTAGAGAGCAGCGCGAATTTGAACACGAACCCCCGCGCCGAAAACTTTGTTATCACCGCCAACACGGAATTAGCTTTATTCTATAAAGATTTTTTCGATAACATAAAGTCGTTTGAACGTAATTTCGACGACTGGAAAAAATACGAAATAAAAAGATAATTAAAAAAAACGCGGAGGGATAAAAAAACAAAACAAAGGGGCGCAAAATATTTATGAACGAGCGGCATAAAGAGGCGTATCAAGACTGGCTTAACGGAATGAAACGCCCCGATATTGCGGCGAAATATAATATATCGCCGAGCACAGTCAAATCATGGGTGACAAGATATTTCAAATCTCCGGAGGATGCAACCGATTCAAAAAAGGTACGCAAAAAAGGCGCGCCCGCAGGCAACAGGAACGCGGAAACGCACGGGGCATTTTCAAAAATTCATTTAGAAAGTTTATCTGAAAACGAGCGCGAATATATCGCGGGCATAACATTAAACGCGAGAGAAAATATGCTGCGGGAATTGCAGCTGTTATTTGCCAAAGAGGGAGATTTAAAAAGAAAAATAAAAGATTACGAAAACGCGGATCCCGCGGAATTATATATTGAAAAAGTAACGGAAACGATAATAAAAAGAGGCGGGAGCGAAAATCAAGCGGGATTAAACACGGCAATAAAAGCCACGATAAAGTCAAACCGTTTCGACAGAATCATGAGACTTGAGCTGGAATACGGCAAGATACACGGCCGCATACTTAAGCTGATAGACAGCATACGCGCGTACGAAGGCGACGGCAGCCGCCTCGACTTAGACGAGCGCAAGCACACGCTGACAAAGCAGCGGCTGACCGGCCAGTATGACATAGAGCCGGACACGAGCGAGCTCGTCGACGCGGAGGGCGCGGAGGACATAGACGGCGAGTGAGAGAGCGGGCGCGCTGCGGCGGGCGCCGCCGTGATCCGCGTCGCGGTCGGCGCGATCGGCGCGAGCGGTGGACCGTTCGCTTCGGGTAACCGCCGCGCGACTCGGACGCATCCGCGGCCGGCCGCCGCCGCGTTATAGGTTCTTTTAGCGTTATCCCTCCGATTGCGGGTGAGATGAGCCCGGGCTCTGTCCAGATACGAAAAAATTTTTTTCACTTCCGCGAATTTTCGGGAGGTTTTTTCGAGGAGGGGTATTTTTGAAGGTATATACCGTTAAAACGGTTGCGCGCTTTCTCGACCTGACGGAGCGGCGGGTCAGGCAGCTTAAAGACGAAGGGGTCATTGAGGAATACAACGGCATGTCGGGATTTTACGACCTGATACCGACCGCGCACAACTACATCAATTATTTACGCAGGCGGAACCCCGAGAGCGGCGAAAGCATAGACTACAATACAGAGCGTGCAAAACTGATGAAGGCGAAGCGACAAGATATAGAGTTTGACCTTGGCCTTAAAGAACGCGATTTACACACGTCCGCAGACGTCGAAGCCGCCGTAACGAACATACTTTTAAACTTCAAAAGCCGTTTAATGTCGATACCGGCGAAACTTTCCCCGGTATTGTCGAAAAAGACGGACAAAGCGGAAATACATAAAATAATCAAAGATTCCGTTTACGAGGCTTTAAATGAGCTCTCGGATTATAATAATATTTTCGGGCGGGAGGAGACGCATGAAGACAGCGACGGTTAATTTATTTGCGGATATACTCAAAACATTACAGCCGCCGCCGGACATGACGCTTACCGAATGGGCGGACGCTCACCGCGTATTATCTAAAAAGACCTCGGCAGAGCCGGGCAAATGGCGCACGTCGAAAGCCCCTTATCAAAAAGAAATCATGAACGCTATATCAGATTTAAGCGTGCAGAAAGTTGTCGTGATGAGCGCTGCGCAAATAGGGAAAACGGACGGTTTTATATTAAATCCGATAGGTTATTTCATGCACTACGACCCGGCGCCGATTTTGGTTATGCAGCCGACTATAAAGATGGGGGAAACGTTTTCAAAGGACCGGTTAACTCCTATGCTGCGGGAAACGCCCGTATTACAGGATAAAGTAAATGACAAAACGCGAAATAGCGGGAACACAATTTTACACAAAGCTTTTCCGGGCGGCGGCATAACGATAGTCGGCGCGAACGCGCCGTCCGACCTGCGAAGCCGCCCGATCAGAATATTATTGGCCGACGAGATAGACGGTTACCCCGCCACGGCCGGTAAAGACGGCGATCCGCTCCTGCTGGCCTCGAAAAGGCTTACGACATTTTGGAACAAAAAAGAAGTGTTCATTTCTACGCCAACCGTCAAAGGTATTTCGCGGATCGAGGTTGAGTTCGAAAACAGCACGCAGGAAATATGGAATGTGCCCTGTCCGACGTGCGGCGAGCTTCAACCGTTAGAGTGGGCGCAAGTTGTTTTCGATAAAGAAAATTTGACGGAAATTTCGTATACCTGCAATAGTTGCGGCGTTCTCGGCAGCGAGGTCGCGTGGAAGGAACAATACAGAAAAGGTAAATTTATCCCGCGATATCCAAGCAGAAAAGCGCGCGGATTTTTTATAAACAGCCTCGCGTCTATGTTTGTTGATTGGAGAGAGATAGTTGAAAAATTTCTTGTCGCCAACGACGAAAAGAAAAAAGGCAATATCGAATTATTGAAAGCCTGGACAAACACCGAGATGGGGCAGACGTGGGAGGAAGAGGGAAACGAAATCGAGGCGGACGGTTTATACGGTCGCCGCGAAAAATACAACTGCGAGGTGCCCTCTGGGGTCATATGCTTGACGGCTGGAGTTGATACGCAGGACGACAGATTTGAGATAGAGATAGTTGGGTGGGGGGCCTTTTTGGAAAATTGGGGAGTTGGATATTATATCATATACGGAGACTTAAAACAGGATCAGGTTTGGCAGGAGCTGGATATGCTTTTAAACCGTACATTTGAACGCGAGGACGGCGCAAAGTTAAAAATAATACGCGCCTGCATAGATACGGGCGGACACTTTACGAATCAAGTATATAAATTTTGCAAGCCGAGGTTTTCACGTGGTATACTTGCCATTAAAGGCGGCAACACCGGCTTTGACAAACCTTATATTTCGAAACCGTCAAAAAATAACCGCGAGAAATTGCCATTATGGATATTGGGAATTGACACGGGAAAAGCTCTTATATATCAGAGCCTTGCCGTCGAGAACGTAGGTCCGAATTTTTGCCACTTTCCGGATAATGAGGACGCGGGGTATACGGAGGATTATTTCAAGGGTTTGACAGCTGAGCGTATGGTTTTGACATACAAAAGAGGGAGAGCGGTATACGTGTGGAAATTAAAAAGTAATGCAATACGGAACGAACCGCTTGACTGCCGCAATTACGCGCTGGCCGCCCTTGAAATATCGGGCGTATTAAAAATAGCAGATAAAACAGATACCGCAGCGCCGACGACTAAAAAGCGCAGTCGGCGCGTGCGTTCGGGAGGTGTATAAAATAATGGCGGCTATAACATTGGAAATCGCGCAGGAACATCTCAATATGTGGCTTGAAGCGGAGCTCGAAATCGCGACGAGCCAAAGCTACAGGATAGGGACACGTTCTTTGACTCGGGCGGATTTAAACGCCGTTCGAAAGCAGGTATTATTCTGGGAAAATATGGTGAACCAGTTAAGCCGAAAGGGACGCAACCGCGTATATCGCGTCGTCCCTCGCGATTTATAATAAGCGTTCATAAATTGTTTACAATTAAATTTTTAAAAACCTCTTGACTTTTTGTGTAACCTTTTATATAATAAATGTGTAACCATAAAGAAAGGGGGTTTTATATGTCGCCAAGAACAGGCAGACCGCCGTCCGATAATCCAAAGCGGAACGATACAAGAATTAGAATGACTGACGATGAAATATTTATGTTAAATTATTGTTGCGAAATTCTTAATCTTACCAAAACCGAGGTTATCTCGCGCGGTATAAAAAAGATGTACACAGAAGCGCAAAAAAAAGCAAAACAATAAAAGAAACAGCCCGTAACTGTAGAAAGAGGCGGACTGCTTCAAACACCAAACCGCGAAAGGTTCGATATGAAGATTATATCATACCTTTCACGGAAAGTCAACAAAATTGAGAGGTATTTTATGAAAAAATTAAAAAACATAGCAAATCTAATAACTAATTTAACTGAAGCAACTGATTTATATGAGTTAAATCATATTGACCTTGATATCATAACTAAGTATATTAATTTATCTCCGGTTTATCGCGAAAAATTCCGCGATTATTTGGATGATGTTATTTGCGCAATAGACCGTGAGGATTTTACAGAGAAAAAATACGAAGCGGAATCACAACATATCATCGAAACCGGCACAACAGTGAGTGCACATAAAATTGTAATGAGATTAGCGAAATGGATTTCCAACGATTATTATTATTCTTTATGGGGAATAATGATAAACATGTATGACGAAGATCAAGGAGGTGAAGTTGCATGGGCAAATTCATCGACTTAACAGGACAGCGGTTCGGGCGGCTTACGGTTATAAGCCGCGCCGAAAATGCAAAACGGGGTAGCGCTCGATGGCATTGTAAGTGCGATTGCGGAAAAGTAACTATTGTAGTGGCAGGAAGTTTAAAAAGCGGAAATACAAAAAGTTGCGGTTGTATAACATCAGAAAGGATGAATACAATAAAATTAAGATTAACACACGGAAAAACGGATAGTAGTTTATACAAAATATGGGAAGCCATGAAAGAGCGCACAGGGCGTCAAAGCTGTAAAAATTATAATAATTACGGCGGACGGGGAATATTCGTTTGCGATGAATGGAAAAACGATTTCCAAACTTTTTTTGATTGGGCTATGCAAAACGGTTATAAAAAGGGTTTGACTATCGATAGGATAAATAATTACGACGGCTATTTGCCCGATAACTGCCGTTGGGCAACGACGAAGGAACAAAATAATAATAGAAGAAATAATAAATATTTAACGCACGATAATAAAACAATGACAGTAGCAGAATGGGCTGATGCGCTCGGTATAAATAACGGCTTATTACGTAATCGCTTGCGTAGAGGTTGGACTATAAAAGATGTATTAACAAAACCTGTAACAAATAGAAGTACTTTATATACACACAACAACAAAACAATGACGGCGACAGAGTGGGCTGAAGCATTCAAAATAAATAAAAAAACATTATCTAATCGCTTACATAGGGGATGGACAATAGAGGACGCATTAACAAAACCAGTAAGAAAAAAATAAATATTTAATAAAAGACACAAAAAAGTGTCTTTTATTGTGTAAAGAGGTGTTGTGTTTGAATTTCATTGATAAAGCGATAGCGGCAATATCGCCAGATAGAGCTATCAAACGAGCCATTTCCAGAAAAAAGTTAAATTTTATCAACTCATCGGGGTACGGAAACTACGGCGCGTCACACGACAAAAAAGCATTGATTGGGTGGCGCTTCGGGGGAAAAACCGCAATAGAGGATATCGAGGACAATCTTGGCACTTTGCGCCAAAGATCGCGCGACCTTTTTATGGGTGTTCCGCTGGCCACAGGCGCGGTGAAAACTATGCGTACGAATGTCGTCGGCGCAGGACTTGCCTTGAAAAGCCAGATTGATTACGAATTTTTAAACTTAACAGAGGAGCAGGCTCAAAAAATTGAAAGCGACATCGAGCGGGAATTTGCATTATGGGCTGAGACAGATGCCTGCGACATTGAGAGGCTCGACAATTTTTACGAGCTCCAGCAGCTAGCATTTCTAAACTGGTTACTCTCAGGCGACTGCATTGTTTTACTGCCTACCACACAGCGATTGAATATGCCTTATGACTTACGGATCAGACTTATAGAAGCCGACCGTCTATGCAATCCTAAAGACAATAAAAATAAAGACATCGTCGGCGGTATTGAAATGAACAAAGACGGCGAGGCTGTCGCTTACCACATTAAAAATAGCCACCCATTATCCGAAGAGTGGCCGATAGAAGAATCATGGGTCCGGGTTGAAGCTTTCGGCAAGTTAACCGGTCGGAGGAATGTTTTACACATCATGAACCGAGAGCGCATAGGCCAGCGGCGCGGGGTTCCGTTTTTAGCCCCGGTCATCGAAACTATAAAACAACTCGGTCGTTATACTGAGGCCGAAATCGACGCGGCGGTGGTCAGCGGGTTGTTTGCCGTGTTTATACAAAAAAGCGAGATGAGCGGCGACGACGCAGCCCTGGGCGAGGTTATCCCGGCGAGTCAGCAAGTAGACGCGGGTGATCCGAACTCGATTGAGCTCGGCAGCGGCTCTATAATCGACCTCGAGGAAGGCGAAACGGCGAACGCCGTAAGCCCCGGCAGGCCGAACGCGAACTTTGAAGGGTTTTTTACGGCGGTGACCCGTCAAATAGGCTCTGCTTTAGAAATCCCTTATGAAGTGCTCATAAAGCATTTTACATCGTCGTACAGCGCGGCGCGGGGCGCGCTGCTTGAATTCTGGAAATCCGTAAAAATGTACCGTAAGTGGTTTGCGAGCGATTTCTGTCAACCGGCTTTCAGTGAGTGGCTCGCCGAAGCCGTGGCGAAGGGGCGTATAAACGCGCCCGGATTTTTCAATGACCCGGCGATAAGAAAAGCGTACAGCGAGGCGGAGTGGAACGGTCCGGCCCAGGGACTGCTGAACCCCGTGCAGGAAGTCACGGCGGCGGAGCGGCGCGTGCAAAACGGATTTTCGACCCGCGACCGTGAGGCGCAGGAACAATCGGGGAGCGATTTTTATAAAAACGTAAGACAGCGGAAACGCGAGGAAACGCTATTAAAAGAAGTGAGGGAGGTAGAACAAATTGCCGAACAGCAACAACAACATAACAATTAACCGTATGGCGTGGAATTTTAGCCTGTTAGACGACGACACCACAGAAATTTTTATTTATGACGAAATCGCAGACAAACAGAGGTCATCGTTTTGGTCGGACGAAAAAGGGACGCAGGTGACGCCGAACACTTTCAATGAGGAACTAAAAAAAGTCACTACCAATAATATATGCGTCCGGATCAACAGCCGGGGCGGCGACGTTTTCGCGGCCGAGGCTATAAGGACCGCTATACGCGAAAAACGGGCGGAGGGTAAAACCATAACCTGCAAGGTTGACGGATTTTGCGGGAGCGCCGCCGTCGGCGTTTCGGTGGCCTGCGATAAAACATTGATACCGGCGAGCGCGTGGTTTATGATTCACGACCCGTATATTTTCGCGTTCGGGTATTACGACATTCCACAGTTAAAAAAAGACATGACCATGCTGGAAAAAATCAAGCAGGGGACCATAAGCGCATACGCCGAAAAGACGGGAAAAGACAAAAAAGAAATATCCGAGTTGATGACGGCGGAAACATGGTACACAGGGGAAGAGGCGGTCGAGAGCGGATTTTGCGACGAATTGATGTTTGAGGATTTGAACAAATCCGACTCCGACGAAAACCCCGGTAATTTTAGCTTGTACGATATTTCTATGTACAAAAACATACCGTTAGCGCTGATTGACCGCGCTGTTGTAAACAGCGTCGGTTTTTCACATATA